TAGCCCGTCCTTTAATGTAGTCAACAACTTCTCCGTATCTGCAACGTCACGGAAACACTTGTCGAAGACGGCGTTGAAGCCCAGGAAGCCGGTGTCTTAGACTACAGTAGCCGACAGTTGGCAGGTATTTTGAGCCAGTTGGCAGAAGAGGACGGCACCTTCGACATTGAAGAGGTCAAGCGTTTGATCAAGTTGAAGCGACACGGGGAGTTCAATCCTCTGCGACAGTTGCGCAAGCAATACAACCTCACACAGGAGAAGGCCGCTGAGTTGTGCGGTGTGTCCAAGTTGACAGTCTCCAACTACGAGACGGGCAGGTGCTCGCCTCAACTGGACAGGCTGATCAAGTACTCAAGTGCGCTGTTGACCTGCGACAACGAAGACCCAAGCATAGACTTAGGCACACGTGATGCTAAGTACGCAGCGGAGGACGAGATCGTTTCGCTGGTCGGTGACTACTGTCGCTGGTTCATGAAGTGCGAGGTGGCATAGTTGTACTTCGCAGGAGCAATCATCATGTTGTTCCTGTGTTTGACCGTTCTTCCCCTTGCTGTGCTGTTTTCCAGTGAGCAGGTTGCATTCCAGGCACTAGCGTTAGTAGTGGCTAGTGTTATTGTAACCTGTCTCATTGGACACAGTACCGATTCGGATACGTAGCCCATGAAGGAGTAAGAGTCGTGTCATTAACAGGAAAACACCGTCTCAGGCGCAGGAAATATATCGGTGCCTCTGACGTCCCGGCAATCATAGGTGTAAGCCCGTGGAAGACAGCGTCTGACGTGTACTACGATAAGACTGCTGAGTTTGAGGACACCAAGGACACAGTTAACAAGGCGATACAGGCTGGCATACTTCTTGAGGATTCTGTAATAGATTTTGCAGCCCAATCGCTTGGTGTCAAGGTGAAGCGCAACCAGTTCAGGGTGCACAAGGAACACAAGTGGGCCAGTGCTACTCTCGACGCATTGATTGTCGGAACAAACGAGGCAATCGAAGCGAAGACTACCAGTATGTGTGATGGCTGGGGTGAAGAGAGTACTGACCAGATACCCATACACTACATTGCTCAGGTGCAGTGGCAGATGTTTGTCACAGGACTTGACCGTGTGTGGGTGCCATGCCTCATGCCTGACTTTGTTCTTGCCTTCAAACTATACGTAGTAGATCGTGACGAGGACATAATCAGCAGGCTAGTTGAGCAGTGCGGTGACTTCTGGAAGGATAACGTCCTTGCGGGGGTGCCACCTGCTGATACTACACCTGCACCACGAACCATACAGCGTATGAAGCGTGTGCCCGACAAGGTGGTACCGATAGACGACAAGTTGGTTGAAGACTACCAAGCGGCTATGGCTGTCCACCGCAAGGCAAGCAAGGTGCTCAAGGAAGCAAAGATGAAGTTGCTTGAGAGCCTTGGCGATGCAGAGGTGGGTAGTTACGGCGGCGGGGTGCTCAGGTACCACAAGCGTAAGCGTAAGGCGTACACAAAGAAGTTCGCGGCGTCCACTTACCGATCCCTCAAGATCAAGGAGGACCCAGATGAAACCACGTAAAGGTTTTGAATCTCTTGGTGACAACCAAGTACCCTACCGAGAGGAACTACTCCGTGCCTTCAAGGAACTAGACCAAGAGGCAATGCTAAGGGAGATAGTGAACGGGGTTGGTAAGCAGTATGCAGAACTGACGATAACGGTAAACGTCAACTGGTTCGGCAAACTAGAGACCGAGTCAGTAGAGACACACCTTGTAGTAGGGGAGACACAGTCAGAGGTCACCGCCGACTTCGACAAGTGTTTCCGTGACGTTGCAGATACGGAGAAGTTGTTGACTACATTAAAGGACGGGCTAAGAGAGGCCCTTGACGAAATGGAGGACTAGATATGACGCAGAAGCGAGAGAGTCAAACCCAGAAGGCAGTGGTGAGGATCCCTGAGAACCTATGTGAGGCATTGGCCATGGCACAGGGTGAGTTGGCGGATGCTGCTGCTGATATGGAGAACACTCACTTCCGCAGCAAGTACGTAAGCCTTGGCGCATTGCTCAAGAGCGTGCGTAAGGTGTTGTCCAGGCATGGGCTATCCCTGCACACTGAGGTGTCGCCTGCTTACATGGACTACACGGAGGAGGAGCAGATCAATCACACTGACGGGTCGTCAAGTACTATCGTGCGCAACAAGCGTGAGCGTGACGGCCACTACATCACAGCGGTACTGGCGTACGGCACTGACAGCCGGGATTCTGTGGTGCATTGCCCGAAGCAGACAGGTGTCCACCAGTTCGCCTCCTTCCACACGTACGCACGTAGGTGGCTGGTGCAGGGGCTGTGTGGTGTGTCGGTTGACACGGACGACGATGGCAACGAGGCTTCTGGGGTGAGTGAGGCTGCGTCAGGGAACGACAGGCTCAGTCACGCAACGACTCGCAGAAGATAATGGAGATTTCGAGCGCCTGTGCGCCCCGCTGTGGGCTCCGGAGCAACCGACCCGACCCGGAACACCTGGGAATATGGCGCTAAATGGACAGGGAGGGGCTGAATACCAATCGGCCTCTCCCTACTTTGCACCGAAGGCACGCTGTCGTTCCTTCTCCCTGAACCTCTGAATCCCCCGCAGTTGTGAGCGGTCGATCTCTTCCTGCTGCTTCATTAGTTCTTTTAGTTTTGCACTACCAATAGGCCATGCGTTTTTGTTCACCTGATTAGGGTCGTCGTCTGCTCCCTCTACAGGGGTTCGTCTATTGACATGGGTTTTGAATATATCCATGTGTGCAGTGCTGGTCCCTGCCCTCCTTGCCTCGTCTACTCTGTTCTGTATAGCCGCTGCTGTCCAGCCGAACTGTGTTCTATACAGTGCGGTGCGAGGATCTTTGAACGCTGGGTGTGGCACGTCCATTGACCCTGGTGCCTTCTCACCCATTATGTTTCCTGGTCGTGGGCTTACGCTACCGCCCTCGTAGTGCCTTGTCGCAGCAAGCAACTTCGCAACGAATGCAAGGTCATTAGGCCTAACGTTCCCTTTAGTGTTAGTTGGGGTGCGTGCATCGAAGAGGGCGTGCAAGAATGCCGTCTGCTCCCGCTTCCCCTCTAAGGGTGTGCCCTTCATGACTATGTTATGCGGGCGAATATCCTTATGAGCCTCGGACAGGGCAGGCTTCTTGTTAGCACCTATCCACCCTATGTAGTTGAGTGACGCAAGTATGTTGCGGTGGGCTGGCTCTTTCTTACGCTCAGGCACCCACTTGTAAGGCTTCCACTTAGCCACCTGCTTAGCCATCACTTCTTACCTCTGCCCCAAGGTGTTGAGCCATACACCACGGCTCCAGCCAAGCCATACTTCGCGATCTTCTTCGCCCTTGTCTTTGCCTTCTGCTTCTTGAAACTGCGTAGCCTTTCGGACAACTGCAACGGCTTGGTAGTTTTCTTTACTGGCTTACCAAACTGGATCAGCGTTACTTCGGAGGGATCCCCGCCATGCTTGGCCATTCCCCTACGAAACTCAGCAGTATGTTTGATGGCTGAGGGTGCTGGTACTTCAGCGATCTCCGCCTGGGCAGCGGGTCGATATATTGGTCGCTTCTGTTTCTCTAATGCACGCAGTAATATATATTCCATGTCTTCAAACGGGTTCGCTATTATCCTGATCTGGTCTCGCTTCTCGCCCGCCATTGGTCGCATGTATTTTAACTCCTCCGAGGTAGGTCGAAGTAGTTTACCATGGCTATCGGCTAGTTTCCGGGTAATATCCATGCGGACAGCACGACTTGGTGCTACTTTTCCGGTAATCTTCGCTGACTCATTGAAGAAATGGCGTAGTGAAACCGCCTGATCATGCGCTTCTCCAGCGAATACTTCCCAAGTCCTTGGGTGTACTGGGTAGGGCACCTTGGCCTGATTGAGCCAGTCCTTAACGTTTTCATCCACATAGTCTGCGTAGGTGGTTTCCCTGGAGGGCTTCCCTTTGAACCATTTATTCCCTGACTCAGGTGGCATTCTATTCCCTGTCGCAGAACTGCCCAGGCGTGCGATGGGAATGTCGTCGGCCATTAGGTTCATGGGGAGTAGTTGGGGGTCATAGGTCACGCTTACTGCTGGGACTGTAGTCTTAGTCTTAGGTGTACGAGGTGTCTTCGCACCGTACGTACTCTTGAGGCTAGCCTTGGGGGTGTCAATGCCACGTAGTTTCCTTGAGGCCCTACCCCTGCCCAGCCCAAAGCCAAGCCCTCTTAGTAACTTGCCAAACACAGACATTACTTCTTCTTTCTGTTCCTGAACACCCATGTGCCAAACACAGCAGTGAAGCCAGCAGCCAGCGCAGTGAAGATTGTGTTCCAGGGCTCCGGTAGCAGGGGTGCTAGACGTTCGACCACCTCATGGCCGACAGCCACCATGTCACCGCCCGGTCCCTCCACGACCACCGTCTCGACGCCTGTGGGCACACCGTCAGCGTCAAGCACGACCTCTCTGATCACCTCACAACCTGACGTGGCTACAATAAAGCATACGCCCAGGATCATGACCCAGAACAAAACTACTCCCGACAACTTTTTATCAAACTTCATCACTTACTCCTTAGTTCTTGCTGCATGGATTCCACTCGCTCCTCTAGCCTAGCCAGCGCCTTAGCCACTTGGCATATAGCCTGACTGTTCTCCCTCATCGCTCTAGTCATTGACTCGTTATACTTGGCAAGGTGCCTCAGGAAAGCCAGTACTACTACCAGTATAGCCACTCCCCATGGTGCCTGCAAGATCAGTTCTTTCAGTATTTCTTCCATGGTCTACTCCATTATGCTAGTTTTAGGGTCGTATCCAGTGAAGTCTACGTCCATTAGCAGTGGAGCAAGGCGGTGTTCTATGTGCTTGAACTGCCTCCAGTAGAAGTCGGCTGGTGTCCAGTTCTTCTGCCAAGGAGACCGCTGGTTGTATGCCCTACCCGCCGCCGCCATCGAAAGTCCAGTGTCTACTAGTAGTGTGAAGGGTAGCACGTTTTGCCATGGCACGAAACGCCTGCCTCGCGATAAGTGCTTGGCATTTAAGGGCTTACCGCCGACCATTATTTGTAGTGCCTCGTTACCCATCCACCACGCCTCGTGCAACTTGCCCACAGTGGGCCCCATCATTTGCTCAACCCACCCCTTCTGCTGCGACCTGCTCAACCCACCACCAGTGTTGGATCCAAGGAGGTTCTGGGTAAGTATGTCGCTAGGCGGGTACGTGGTGCTCTCTAGCATGCCCCATGGCTCGCTGAGTATGGCCATGGCACCGCTTCTATCCACTGCGTTCATGGCAAGTTTGGCCACGTTTGCGTAGTACTGTTCTTTCGTGCTGCCCCTCGCTCTGCCGCCTGTGCCTGATATATGGGGGAAGGATTCACGCCCACGCATGGCGTCCTTGCCAGCAGTGACCATGGTGCCTGCCACCATTAACCCAACGGCTGTTCCGTAAGCAGTCAAGTCGAACGAGCCCATCCTCTGCGCTAGTGGGATGAGCAACTGCTCCGTTGCGACAATGAAGAACTTCTTGAACTGTAGCATGACACGTGCGAAGATAGTTCTGTCCGCCATGCCCGGCACGTTGCCTGCTCCAGGTGTTATGATACCCATTTCTCCCGCTGTAGTTACAGAGGCGGTAACCCTGGCACGCAGTTCCATGGCCCTACGTTGTGACACCCCGACAGTTGATGACCAGTCCTCCGCCTTCGTTTGGTAGAACTTACCTCCCATGTCATTCTCGTAGACACTACCGAACTTCTTGTTCAGTTTGTCTATGTCAAGCAGGTCTCTTTCGTTCAGGCGCATGTGCGAAATGAATCGCTTGTCGCCCCGGCGGTTAGCCCAGAACCTATCAATGCTCTTGCCCTTTGCTAGGTCATCTGCGATACGTGATATACGGCTGGCAGATGCAAGGGAGTTGACTGACTTCCAGAAACCATTCCACCTGTTGAGTAAGATCAGGTTGGTGGTTGCATTTGCGACGGCTTCGCTTGTCTGCTCTAACCTATCAGTCACTGAGTAGGATCGCTTCCCTGCCATCTCAGCCTTGACGCTTGCGATGGAGCCAGCCCTACCCTGCATGTTTGTACCGACTAACTCTTGAGCATATATTAGGTCTTGAACCCAGTACTTCTCATCTGGTGGTAGGGTCTTGATCATCCTCTTTATCTTATACAGGCCATACTTGTAGGTGGCAGCAAGGAATGGCCCTGGGCCAGCGACAAAGATTCCCATGGCGATGTCGGGTAGGCTAGAGAATGTCACGCCACCCATGTTGGTTGCGAAGTTGTAGTTGCGAACCAAGTTAACAGAAGCAGACCATAGCCTATTCTCTGGCACTCGTTGCCACGTGTTGAATATCCTCTGGTGTACTATGTCCAGGTCTGATATGGCCCGGTCCTTAACCTTGGCGTGCTTCTTTGACCTGCCCGGATCTGCTTTAATGTTCTCGATAAACTCTCGCAGCAGCACTGCCCTGTGTGGTAGTTGACTTATGCTTACCTGCCAGGCATGTGTACGCTCTTCGATTACACGGTCAGTCACCTTAGCCATGCGCCAAGCAATGATTTCCGCGTGAATACTCCTGTTGGAAGACACGGCAGCAAGGATAGTAGAGGAAGGTGGCTCGCTGCTTGACCATTCTAACACCCGGTCGGGGCGTATCTTACCCTCAGGCTCAATCGAACCGGGCACCTCACCCTTGGACACCCTCTTGCTAAGTTTAGTGTAATCCTTGTATGCCTTGTCGTATGCCACAGACAACGCTTCCTTGTCGTCATCGCCAGCCTCACGCACAGCCTTACGTGCCGAGCGCAATGCTTCCGTCACCTTCGTAACTTTGGCCAGCATCTTTTGTAGTTCTTCTTTACCGTAAGAACTATTCATACGCACGTCCATGCGTAGACGTTGGGTCTCTGTTAGTATGGACAGTTCGTCCTCTATCTCGATCACACGCAGGTGATTCTTGACGAGGTCCTCGTCTGTCATCTTGTCGGACACCTCACGGAGCGACCGCTCTATCCGGTGGGCTTCCTCCAGTAACTTGTTTGTCTCCCTCTGGAACTGAATGGTGTCCCCGTGAGCAAGGCGGTGGAAAGCAACCACCTTGAGGCCAAGCCCTTGGTAGAAGTTGTGCCTCTGTGCGTCTGAGGATATACGAAGGAACCTTTCAACATACTTGTCCGCTATGAGCAGTGACCGTTGCATTGTGGGGTCGGTATGAACCAAGGAAAGGACGTCACCCTGTGATGGGGTTGACCACCCCTTCCACACAGCCTCGGCCTTGTCACTGTCCCACGATAGGTTATCTAACTCTGTCTGCTTGGCATTGATAGCCTCGTCGGCCTCAAAGATAAATCTCTTTCGTTCCGTTATGCTTGACTCTGCGTCTGATTCGCCTATGAACTTCTTCATCTCTTCAATGAACGCCAACTCGTCTTTCTTCTTCACCTCTAGGCCCGGCAACCTGGACGTATCCGCTGCCATCTCGGCAATGCTTTCTATCCTATGCTCACGGACACTCATAGCGGCCATGTCACCCGGTTGAATCATAAATGTGTCAGAGAATCGGCTTGCTGCCTCGTCCCCAGACTCACTTATGTCAGACATCACCTCCTTTGCTTCCTTCAAGGTTCGGAAACTCTTGGTATACTTAACACCTGAATCCCTTAAGTCACGCCCGGTGGTCTCTATTCCCTTGTGGATGTAGTACAGGTGCCAGCCATCCTCAAGGCCCTCAGTGCCACGCACCTCAGGGTGAACGTCCCCGCCCCTACGCACCACAACCACAGTTCCACCGATATAGTTCTTAACTGTCCTGGCTGATCGGTACGACTCCCCGAAGAGAACCTTCATGCTCCGCTCGGACTCCTTGTGAGTTGGTAGTTCTACGGAAGCATGAGACACGCTCTCTAGTTCCGTCTGTTCTTTTATCTGGCGATCTATCTCACGTATTCTCCTACGAGAGGACCTCAGTTCTTCCTTGGCCTCAACCACCGCAGCAAGAGAACCCTCCGACCCACGCAAGTGTTCCTGCGCCTCCACCTTTGCCTTCTGTAGGCGTTCGAGTGACTCCCTCAGTTCAGGGCGCTGCTTGTCAGCGAGGTCCTCCCATCCCTCCTTGAGCAACTTCAAGAACTCGCTACGGTGTCGAGATACCGCCTCTCTGTCAATGATCCTGTGAACGAAGTTCTCATTATGCGTCTTTACGTAGAACAACTTGCGATCAGTAACCTCCTTGCGTGTCATCATGCCAGCGAGTACTACCATGTCGTCGAACAACTTCTGCTCTTCGCCAAACAGTGCGCGTGCTTCCTTGATAGCCTTTATAGCAGCAGGGTTCAGTTGCTTTCCGTCGCTCGTCTTGAATGGCTGGAACCCGCTACCGTCTGCGCCCATTATTGTTAGGTTGGGATCGAAGTTGTCGTCGAGTCTTCGGTATGCCATCTCCACTGCTATGTCGAAGTGGTCGTAGCCTGAGTCGATGACGGGTAGGTCTCTCCTGAAGTTCGCACCCTCCGCCTTACCCTTGTCGTAGATTCCTCTTTGCGCCCTGCGTATACCCACTGCGTGTAGTTCGACCATGGCCTTAAGGCGTTCAAGACTCGTACCATGTGTGGAACCTGTCTTCACAAGGGCGGTGTCCGTGAACACGTCGATAATACGGTTGGCTTCTTTACTCTTGCTAACAGCCATGCGCATGTTAGGGGTGAAGAAGAATAACTTATTAAAGAAGAAGTTGCCCCATGAACCACGCCGTAGCCCAATCAACTCGACGATGTTCTTGTTCACGCCGTCAAGTATCTGGTTCCATGCGTCATCGCCAACAAGGTCCTCGTCCAGGGATCTACCCGCACGAAGGGATTCGATCAGCGACTCTACCTTACCCTGCAATGCTGGTCGGGCTTTTATGTTGTCCAGCATAACTGCTCGGGCACTGTCTAACGCCTCCGGCACTGTGTCCTCACCGAAGCGACGACGAACGGCACTCCTGTACCCAACGGACATCGTCGCAGCGGCCCCACTCAGCACTGCACCAAAGGCTGTCTCAAATATTATGTTGGTGTAAACTTCCTTCGGTGTCCTGGTGCCAATGCCACGGTAAAGTATGGCCTCACGGACAGCAGAGGTAGCGCCCGCACCAGCAGTGGCAGCAAAGGAGGCGGCTAGTATCGTGTAGAGTTTACTGGCACCAGCAGCAGCACGGGCTCGGGTGAGTACGCCCCTTGTTATGAAGAAGTCTGCGTATATCTGCTCGTCCCATGGTGCACTTGTTAAGCCCGCAAGTAACTGCCACCCTATGCCGGACTTGTGTAGTGTATCCCTGTCCGCTTGGCTCTGCTCGTACATACGGATAAGGGCCGCACGACCCTCCTCTGTGAGTTCACTGTTCAGGCGATCTATGAACCTTTCGGCACGCTCCTCGTCTGAGAACTTGGGCAGGGTACCGCTGTAGTCGCCTTCAGTGGGTGTGTAACCCATGACGTCTGTACGGAATGTCTGCATCCCCTCCTCTGCCCAGTCATCAAGGTATGTTTTTACACCTTCGGCAAGGTGTTCGTCGGAACCCGCAGTCATGTATGACAGGAAGTCCCTGCCCCACTCGTACACACCAGTGACAACTGGCTCATTACCAGTGAGCAGCAAGTCAGGATCTTTGAAGGCTCGTGATACTGTGCCACCTATGCCAAGGTATTCACGGTTGTGCGCACCAAGGGTTGACCAAAATGACGGGCCTTCCTTGGCTGCTTCGATCATTTGCATCCTTGCACCAGGAGGTATGGCATATCCTGGTCGCCTACTATAGATACCCGGCTTGGTTATTCCATCATTCACTGATCGCCCTCAACTTCTGCTCAACGATCCTGGCATGGCGCTCCCAGTCAGCCCCGTATATTCCTGCGGAAGGAAGCCGATCAACCTGCTCCAGGTAGTATCCATAGGTCTCGATCTTGCGGGCCATACGATCCAGTATCAGGTTCTGATTCTCAAACCGTTTGTTCTTCAGATACCATCGCTGTTCGTTTATTTCACCTGCGGTTCGTCGAAGGTTATTCCTACCCATGTCGTCTACGATCCTAATCTGCATTTCTGTCAAGTCCTCAAGGAGTTTTGGTAGATTCAGCGGGGCAGACATTTGCTTATTCCAGTCAGCCACGCCTTGCGTCATGGAGATCGCTGTAGTACCCGCTGCCTCAATCACCTCTTCTCCGGTAAGTCCTCTACCGTCCCCCTCGCCCAGATCTACGGTCCAGACCTTCTGTCCTCCCACCTTCCTACGCGTAGACCCTTGTACTTTCGTGAACGGCAGTGAAGGAATACCTTGTTGATCCAAGAAGTTCCAAAGGTTATCTTCATTGGCCATGATTGAGAGTTCATATCTAAGAACTCGATCAGTAAAGACACCCATCTCTTCCGTAGTGTACGGCCTTATCCTATACTCTTGCACCTCTCCAGGTTTGTCGGGGCCGGTAAGCGAGGGGTTTATGTACGCTACCCTTCCCACGTTACGTGTGTCGATGCCCATAGTATCCCTCATGTACTCACGTGTTGTCTTTCCATAATCACCCGCCCTACTGCGTATCGTCCTGGGTAGACGGGAAGCGAATAGCCCATACTCAGTTGTGTACTCATTAAGGGTCTTCGGCACCAAGCCCTCGTCCCTCAAGTGGATCATGAACTCCGGGGTGTCATGACTTAACTCAATCTCATACCCATACGTCATGCTTGTGGTGTCAATGTATATGCCTGTTGCGTTAAAGAAACTCTCTCCGGTTAATATGTCCTCCGCTGTAGTGGGGAAGAAGTCCGAAAGCCTCTTGTTCCTTTGCGGTTCTCCCGAACGGGCAGAGGGGGCACCTATGCTGATCCACGACAGTAGGTCTATGGTTAGTTTCTGACGGTCACTGAGCCCCTCAATGTCTACGGAGGGTAGGGATTCCTTGATGTTTGGATTCGACCTAGCCCAGTCGAGGTAGTCCTTTACTGTGTCAGCGAACTGCTCTACCATACCTTCCGGCATGTTCTTATTAGAGGCTAGGGCGTGATCGTACCAGTCGTCGGCAAACTCAAGCGGGTCACCCCCAGGTAGTAGTTGATTAAACTCGTGCCAGCCACTAAGGATTGCGTCAGCGTCGAGCGCATCAAGGGGCTGGTCTCTTGTAAAGTCTTGCACCGTATTTATTAGACGGTGGGCTGAGTGCGGTATATCGTCCTGGTCTAGTAGGAACTTCCTTGCAGCCTCAACATCTTGTGGTGAGTATTTTAGATTGTCCTGGTCTGCGCTCACAGTTTCCATGAAGTCTATAAGACCACCCATGTCGGAGTTGGCTACTAGTGTGTGACCTGCTTCGGGATTGAAGTGACCTGTACCAGCCCGGTTACTCCAGAACACGTCACCCCTTACCTGCATCCCGGGTATCTCACCTTCCTTCTCATACTTTGGATCAAGGACATTGAGAAACGAGTCGTTAAGATTCAGGTATCTATCTTGGAAGTCTCCTCCGAACCCGCTCTCCGCTATAAGTCCCTGTAGGGCCCTGGACTCTGACGGGTCGTCTAACTTCACAAGCCTGCCCTGTCTCTCAAGTGCACGCATTCCAGTATAGGACGGTTGTAGGGCCTCTTTGAAGTACGCTCTATTGTCTAAGTCCAAGAATGAAAACGCTGTGTTGTAGTCCCTTATTATTCCTATATCCACCGCTGTTTGAACTATGCTGTTTAAGTGGTTATCATCCTTATCTACCCATGCTGGGAGTTGATCAGCGGCACGGCCACGAGTAGCCAAGCCCTGTAAGAATGCTCCACCTTTTTGCCCAGCCAACTCACCCACCGACAAGCCAAAGGCTAGTTCGTACTCACCAAAAAGATTAGTGGCGGACCTAGCAACAGACCTAACCATCCCAGCAGCGCCTTTTCCTGTTGACAGTTCACCGAACATACCCATCGACCACTGTCCTACATAGTGGAGTGCTGTGCCTATGTACCCGGCATTATCTGGTGCAGGGGTGTAGTTGAATGCCGACCCTTCGACCATGCCAGCAGACAGTTCAAAGAAGCCGTATTTGTTGATCTTGTTAAAAGCACCAGCCACGCCTGACCTAATATGCGACTCACGTATTGCTTCTATCGACTCATCAGTAGATAATCCGAACGCCAACATGTCACCGGCAAAGATGACAAGCCCCGCTGCCCCACCTGTCAACGTCTTCAACTTCCGTCCGAGCCTTGTAAGTGCGGTCCTGGCACCCTTATCAAACTCCGCCCGCTTCAAGGCCTGCCTGATACCCTTACCTCCTCCGTATTCCTTAAGCAATCTTTTTAGTTCTTTTCTGTACCGGGCCTTCTGGTCTTTTGTAGCAGAGGAGAACTGGTCTATTCTTTTCCGGTCACCCGCTGGAACTTTCAGCACGTCATACAAGTTGTCAAGTGTCTTCTGTGACTGCCCGCTGTAGTGCGTAGCGAACTGACCACCGGAAGTTCTCGCCCCCCTGATAGGCTCTGGTTGGAACTGATTCCATAGGTGGTCTACCATGTCTGCCCCACGGGGCCCTATCAGACTTGTTACTCTCTTCTCTGCCGCCTTGTTCAACCTGTACATGGCGTACGACGACGACCCGCCCGCTACCACAACGTCTGCTGCATCCGTGAAGATCATGGCATGGCCTGCGTCTATGCCCTCTTGGAACTCTGCGTCTGCCGCTGCCTGCTCCGGTGTGAGTTGCCCTATCGGCTCACCACCTTGCTCTAAACGCAGCCCTCGTTCTACTGCATCATGAATGTGACCTTCTTCAGGCATATCCAGTGGAGGTCGCTCCTGCTTCGTCTGCCCGAGTAGTGCTGTCAACTTCTCAAAGCCTATGTTTTTGACGTCAATGGGCAATGAAGACTCGCCTCTCTCCCCGCCCACTGCACGCAACTCATAAACACTATCACCATGTACTTCGGTGACAGCAGCGAACACCTCTCCATCTCCTGTTGAACCGAAGACGGAATGTAGTTGCGCTTGAGTCATGCGCCCGTTGACATTCAGTGGGTCAAGGTACCAATCCCCTCCACCCTTGGTTGCCATTATGCCCGAGTTCTTAATGCCGAGTTTTAGAGACGCTGAGATCTCTTCCATGTTCTTTGAAGCGTCTATTCTTCCGAACAACTTACCGGACAATATCTGCCTATGAAGTTCCGCCCGCCTTCCAGGCGTTAGATCCCCAGTATCAAGACCGACCTCCTCTAATAGTCCCAATAATGCTGCCTTAGCATTTGCGCCCTGCTTCACTTCGTCGGCGGAGTACGCACTATCTGCTGTAGTCCCGTTCCACCCAGCCTTCCAAGCGTCAGTCAGTTCGACCGCTGAACCACCGCCACCGCCAGTGCTACCACCACCTGGGCCACCCCATACCGATGCATTGCCACCTGTGTCAATCTCCATTATTACGGGCGTCTGAGTAAGCCTGTTCCAAGCGTCAGCATTTGATTGCAAAGAGAACCAATGGCCTACCCTTGACCACTCAGTGCGAGAGATCCAGAATATCCCGTCATCGCTGTACTTGCTGATCACGTCCAGAAGAGCCTCAGCAGACGTGTCCAGTGAAACTTGTGGCAACTTAATGAAGCCTGCTAGTTCGCTAGCGCCGGGTACGTACCCATGGGATGACTCCAAGGCAATCCTGGCTTCGGTAATAGGGGTGCCGTCTTCAATCAGGTCTACTACATACTGTCCGTACGAACTATTCTTCAGGCTAGAGATCGCTTCTGTCTTTATCCCTAACTTCTCTAGTTCCCCCTCGTAGTCTTGCGTATCAGCACTGGGGTTTCCAGGATCTACTAGGTCGGATAGTACGCCCACGATCTGCGCTTGCCCGGCTGTCGTGGATGCGTGACTAGTGAAGTTCTGCGCTGCTGAACGTCTCGCAAGGTCTATGTCGATGGCGTTCGCACCACTTGCTTCCCACTGCTTTAATAGTAACTCTAGTTGGGCGGGATTCTCGACCAGTTCTTGCGGGTTCCTTATCAGTTGTGTTACTTCTTGTCCAACCGCTTCGGGTAACCATGCCCTTGCATTAGACTTACCCGCTTCTGTCTGCAAGGAAGACATCCACTCCGTGTGACCCGTAAACAACTTATTAACTAAGTCAGTCCTGGTGTCGTTCTCTGCAATGTCAACGTTTACTCCACGTTGCAGCCTTGCATTGTCGAACGCTATCTTGGCTGTCTCTTCCCAGTCGGTCTTGATGGCGGGGGATAGGTCAGTTCGTGCCTGTTCCGCTGCTTTCTTTGCAGCGCCCTCAAACCACTTGTACTCTTCCGTTTTCGGGAACAACGCATCCGCTGGTTTTTGGAACTTCTCTGGATCAAAGACAACGCCATCCGCATACGAACCGTTACCCAGGCCTGCCTCAGTACCCGCGGCGGTGGCGTCGTCAGTGACTGTGTTGCTTAATGTGGACAACCCAGCCTTCACACGGGTCTCAACTTCGTTTATCTTCTCATTGTTCGCACTATCTATTAAACCGGCTGCTAGTTTGGTTGCGGATATGATAGAGTTAAATGTTTTCTGGTGATCCTCATAATCCTCCTGAAGGTCTTCTAGTTTGGACGTATCTTGCTGTAGTTTGCGGGGACGTGGGCCAGTGCCTGAAATGTTTATAACTACCATTAGACCACCCGAGTACTACTAGTATCGCCCCGGTAATGTCTACCTGGGTTTGTAAGTGTCATGTGCCTCCTTGAGTCCTTCCACCAGTGGTGCTTCTTCGGCAACCCCGCAAGTGTCGCTTCTTGCTGAAGGACGGACTCGATCATTATGTCGGACTCTACTGCCTGCGCTGAACCAGACCTCATGGACACACCTGACGCACCGTACAGGGCTCTCTGGCTTGCTGCCTGGAACCTTGACTGGCGACCTATGTCCAAGGCATGGAAGACAAGTTGCCCCGCCTTCAGGCGGTCCTTCTCCCGGCGAATCCTCTTCTTCTTCTTCCTTGCTTGGGAGCCCGATAGTCCACCAAAGAGGCCGCCAAGGATAGCGCCTACGGCTGTTCCAATGCCGGGTAAAATCGCAGTGCCTAAGGTCGCTCCTGCCGTTGCCCCAGATACTGCGGAGTCAAGTTCTTCAGCCATTAGCCCTCCACACTCATGTCAACAGTATAGCCACATAACTCCACCGGGTACGGCCTGTTAGAACTTATCACAAGCAACGGCTGTATCCCGTATAACCCGGTAGCAGCGCACTCCGTCCATCCTGTGTGTTCCGTGTGGGGAGTGATTTGGTTGCTAGTTAAGTCAAGTGGTATGCCGTCGATTTCTAGCCCATTGACCTGGACTCCCTTGCTTCCATTGACATTGACCACGACCGACGAATAGTTCTTCATTCTTCCGAGGGTGGAAGTAACACGTATGCCTGTCACTACTTCAGGAACTCTAGGGGTAACTGAGAACGGTATGGCAAGACCTACAGTGGCGTTGGTGGCGGTGGTACCCATTGAGTCGTTAAAGTCCACCGCCCCATTCGATGCCACCAGTACAGTGCCCTTGTATAGGCCATCTGCAATAACGTGAACGGTCTGCCCTCTGAGCGGGTGTCCGGCAGGGACATATAGAAGGTTATCCTGTGGAAGGGGGTTGGCAATGGAACCGTCTGGGGTGTACGACTGATCAAGGTATACGTCACAATCATACCTGGACAGGTGGTACTTGCCTGTGCCGTCAATGGCTGGATCGTCTACGGCTGGGACGTTCGTTAGGTAAGGTGGATAAGATTGAGCGGTAACAGGCCCAGTGGACTGGGTGGCTATGTAGAAGTCGTCTCCTGTAGTCGCATTAACAGTGCCGAGTGTGTTGTAGTGCCTTGCAGGGGATATAGAAGCGCATAGTGGCAACTTCATTCGGCTCCATCCGAACGTCCCCTCTTGCTCATTTATACGGCAGGCTAGTACCTCGCCGTCCGACATGCGCACTAGCACCACAGGATCCTCGTCGCCCTCCCAGACAACCATCTCCTTTATCGTGCGGCCCTTGAATAGGTGTCGGTGGTCCTCCGTGATGTTGAGGCTAATGTACCGCTGGTTCTCGAATCTGTACCTTTGCGCCCTTATGGTTCTCATATCCTTTTGCACGTAGAAGATATAGGTCCCGGCAATCACTGGCCTGACAGCCGAGGAGCCGTAAGCACTGTGCCGCTGTACCCCTACGCTTGTCGGAGACAGTGGTGTGCCACCTATAGCGAACTCTCCACTCGTCGTGCCTAGCATAAGATCTGTGCCAGAAGACATCCAGCGAACCATGCTTCCTCTCATATCATTGACAAGGAAGTGCATTGCATCTGGTGAGGTGCCCCCTAAAGAGAAGTCATATCCAGAGGGTGCGGAACTACCTACCACTACCTGCGGAGCCCCCTTGAACCCAGAGAAGTACACACGTCCTTGGTGGCTAGTGCCGCAAGTGGGAAACCCTACACCCTCCGACCAACCGAGGCTGTACTTCGCGGTGACGGTCTGATTGATGGGTGGGGTAATGACGTACGCATGGTAGTATAGGCGCCAGTTCGCCGAGGAGGCGACAACATCAGTGTCTGACAACTTCTTGAGAGAAAGAGCAAACGTCCCTCCGTTAAGGTGCACTACTCCGCCTACACGTGGCTCGTTAAACGGGTCTATTCTATCCAGGTCGCCACGGTCCCTGGTATCAAATACATTCTCGTGATCCATGGGTATAGATTTATGTGTCGAAGCAGCCCCAGTCGCGCTGGTTCTGACCCTCTCATGGTTTCCTATATGGATAAACACCTTGTCGCCAACCTTTGGGGTGTGGTAAGTATCGGACAGTGAGTCAGTCTCTTCCCTACCTATCTGGTGGGACCATGACAAGGTTCTTTCGTACCCGTTCCTGTTGACGAGTCGGTAAAGATCTGCGTTGCCAGTGCCTACAACGTACGAAGCGACTGGCCCGCCGCCACTGCCCTGAAAGCCTGTGCCAACAAACCTTGTATAATCATGCTCTAAGCCTGAAAGTCCTGTTATATTTTCTACAGACCCATACTTACTAGGAGGACCTGAGGCATTCCCGGAGTTCCCTCCCCCCCGCGTGAGTGCTTCCTCAGTCGGATCGGTGTATAACATATAATGTATGGTTTTACCAGACGATTGGTACGAACCCGCGCCCCTATACTTAGCATGCCCTATTACAACACCGCTATTGTTCTTGAACCTGATCGTGTCCCCGTATGAGCCACCAATAGTTCCCAAGGTCTTAGTATGGTCGTCCCTATGGTTTTGGTCAACTATCTTGTAGACGTCGATTCTCCTGGATACTCTTGGGGTTGTTAGGCCGCTGCCTGCGTTATGCCATATACCTGCCACGTCACCGTTTATGCACGAAGCCAGGAAAGGGGTATTGTCGAAATCGAGTGTTTGATGTGCGGGATCGTCCTCGCCACCTGCATTATCGTAACCCAAATCTCCCTCAGGATCGGTCTTAGCACTAGGGGCGGAAATGATAGCATAGCCCTCATTTGCCGGATTTGCCGTGCTTGTCTTGGAAATAATGCAGCCTACGAGGGACGACTCCTGCATGTTCATGCTTGACTCAGTTGCCGATTGGGTCAGACTAATAGCCGTTATGTGCATTTCCGCTTTACCCAGTCCCGCCACTAGAGTGCCCGTTGCTTTCGTTCCTCTCACTGTGTGACTGAATACTAGCGACCCTTGATCCTGCCTGACCCACGGGCCATCCCAATCATTAGGGTCTGATATGTCTGCTCTGAAGGACCTACTATTTACCGACAAGTCCGTTATGTTCTCTACCCTTACCAACCGAGGAGATTCTACGGCACGCACACGCACGAAGAACCCGTGCCTGGACTCATGTGCGGTATTTGTTGCGAGGCTATATAGTCCAGAAGCGGTCGAAGTCGGGCCAGTGGAACAATGTCCTATTCGGTAAATGTGCCCCTTGTCCCCTTGGGTGAACCAATCACGATTTGTCACCATGTTATAGTTGTGACCATAGTTTTGAACCCACGTGGCATCGGGTTCGATGTCCAGTGTGAACCGCTGCCCTTTTATGTCTACAGGTGGCGACCTGTCTACGCAGTCGTACGGTCGTGTGTCGAATGCGACCAACCCCCCCTTAGTCCTGGAAATGAACAACTCGAAGGGATGAACTTCACTGTGGCATATTATGAGCGATTCTTCGTGCTGGAAGTACTGGACCTCCTCTAGTTGGGCGGCATTGAATGGGTGTAGTCCGCAAGACTTAAAGAGGTTCTTATCGGCGTCCCCCGTTTCTACACCTAGTGGAATGAAGTCCGTTGCGTCACTTGTTTCGCTAAATGGCTGGGCGGAGAATGGGAGATTGCATCCCTGGTTAGCCAGCCATGTTGCTCCATGGTCACGGAACATAAAGTTGGCAGAGCCCGCACCCGGATAGGTGTTGTTAAGCACTGCCGTGACTATGCCCCAGGTCTTACCGTTGGCTGTAACTACCTCAAACACCATTACGTACTGACTACTAAGGTGGGTGTATGGGATCAGTTTGATAGCAGTAGAGGTGTATGTGCCCAACGAAGTGCCACCTGTCGTACCCTCGTGAACAGTCCCGCAACGCTTCTCAATAGACCCGCCAGAGGACACTATCCCACCCTCTAGATTCCTGCACGAGGTCTCATACACCTTAGGGCGTGCCTGTGAGTCTACATGGGGAGAGACTTCGCCATTCCTGAAACTAGTCTGTGGAACCCATACCATTAACTACTCCGATACCTTGATTCAACCAGTTCAGACGGGCCGAAGAATATCCCAGAGGACTCTTGACCGTCAATACCACGTGCCTTGAGTATGGCCTCCCGTGCCTTCTGCTCAATCATTGTAATCTCGTTCGCATTCTTGCCAAAGTTCGGGGCAACGAAGGCGGCAAAGGCCAGCCCCAGTGCGTGCTTCATGGCCGGGGCCAGGAAGGTTCCTATGTTAGCGTCTCCTGGATCGAAAACATACTCCAACTTGGCTGTACTCTGGTTCGTGCAGATACAGCGTGACTTAGCGCCTGCGGTGTCAGAGACGATCTCGATCTCCCACATGACCCGCTCTGCGTTGCCAGCCTGATTCGGGTGCCCATTCACAGTTAGCGCCCGGAGGTAGTCTGACGGCAGTGAGAAGACATTACCCCACCGCTTGGTGTCCTTGAAGTCGGAGTTGGCCAGTTTGGTAAGGGCTGCGGTTGTCTTGCAGCCATTCCATGCGTGGTCGCTCACGAACTGTTTTCTGAAGTTGTCCCAGACCTTCCTAAGTAGGATTGCCTGCCCAGTCTGATCCGATACTGCGGAGTCCACCGTACCCACCCCTAGTTGGGTCAGCCCGGTATTCCATATTTCCTCTAGTGACATTATCTCGCTCCTTTTCAAAAGATTGTGGGCTAGATCTCCAACCCCGTCTATTGTAACAGATATAGAGGTCTGACGCTTCGCATATATTGCGTTATACTGCCTGTACACTACAAAGAATCCTGAGTGAGCGAGGGAGTGCAGGGGGTTAGAGAAGAGGATCGCCTCGAAGGTGAGAGACTCTACTGAGCCTGCGTGAGCCAAGTCGTGCGTCTGGACAGCAGTTAGCACGCTTACGACAGAAGTTAGTGGCTCAACCGACCCTGCATGCGATAGACTCCTGAAAACGGCTAACCTGGCTATGACATTTGGGAAGAACGCTAGGGGCCCACCAACGTGCGAGAGGCTATGTATGATATTAGAGGTTATATCTTGATCAGAAGTTAGTGGCTCAACCGACCCTGCATGCGATAGTTCGTGTATCTTGCCCGATGTAACCTCGGCTGCGGTAGCGGAAGGGTCTTCGACGGCACTTGTATCTGATAGATCGTGCGTCTGTATCGCAGTTAGTACGCTTACTATAGTTAGTTCGTCTGTAGTGGCAACGCTCGATAGGTCATGTATCTGAACAGCAGTTAGTACATTTACTATAGTTAGTTCGTCCACCGTGGCAGCATGGGACAGGTCGTGCGTTCGTACAGCAGTAAGTACATTTACCACAGATAGGTCGTCTGTTGTGGCAGAGTCAGACAAGTCATGGGTTCGTATTCCAGTGATCACATTCACAGCAGTTAGTTCATCTACCGTGGCAACGCTCGATAGGTCATGCGTCTGTATCGCAGTTAGTACGTTTACTAGAGTTAGTTCGTCCAATGTAGCGGCATGAGACAGGTCGTGCGTTCGTACAGCAGTTAGCACGTTTACTACAGTTAGATCGTCTGTTGTAGCGGCACTTAACAAGTCATGGGTGGTTGGGCCCGACTCCGAGGTTATCACATCCACGGCAGTTAGTTCGTCTACTGTAGCGGCATGAGACAGGTCGTGTGTCTGGACAGCAGTTAGTACATTTACGCCAGTTAGTTCGTCTGTTGTTCCCGCATGAGATAGATCGTGAGTCTGGACGGAAGTGAGCACGTTCACAACAGTTGTGTCATCTATTGTGGCAACGTGAGACAGGTCGTGTGTCTGGACAGCGCTGATGCGACTGGACAGTGTGTATGTGCCGATAATGTTTCCGCCGCCCGGAACTACGTGAGACAGGTCGTGCGTGACACTTGCAGTAATAACATTCGTCGCGATGAGGTCGTCTATCGTAGTGGCATGAGACAGATCATGAGTCTTTATCGCAGTGAGAGCATTTACGACAGTTGGATCTTCTACTGTAGCGGCGCTTGATAGGTCGTGCGTCTGTATCGCAGTTAGTACATTCACTACAGTTAGTTCGTCCACTGTAGCGGCATGAGACAAGGCGTGGGTAACATTAGCAGTGAGTACGTTTACTGTGGTTAGTTCGTCCACTATGGCGGCATGAGACAGGTCGTGTGTTCGCACAGCAGTGAGCACGTTGGTAGTTGCAGTTGGGTCGTCCACTGTAGTGGCATGATCCAAGTCGTGCGTCTGTATCGCAGTTAGTACGTTTGTGGTAGCCGTTGGGTCGTCTGCTGTTCCCGCATGGGACAGGTCGTGTGTTTGGATCGCAGTTAGTACGTTTGTGGTAGCCGTTGGGTCGTCCACTGTGGCAGCACTAGCAATATCGTGTGTTTGGATCGCAGTGAGTACGTTCACAGCGGTTAGTTCGTCTACTGAGGCGGCATTCTCTAGGTCATGCGTGGTCCCACCGGCAGTCGCCTCCTTGAAGATGATCGTGCCGGACATCGTTCCATAGATGCCGGTTTCACCTATATCCCAGGCGTATCTGGAACCATTCGTTCCATTCCACTCATTGTCAAAGGTGGTAAATGGTGTGCCCCCGTCATACACCTTCCAGTACACCCATGCAGAGTGGTTCATCCCTGTAGCCACATAATGACCACCCTCAGATACAGTCGGTGTTCCACCTGGACTTAGTAGGGTATCGTCAGTTCGTCCTGCAACTGGAGATGATCCCGTTGCTAGGGTGGCACTGGGTACTGGGGCTTGGTTAGGCGGGATAACCGCAGTCCAGATTGCAACAAAGTTTCCGTCGAGGTTGCCGCTGGAATAGTCTGAGTGGTTGGGCCTGGGCCATTGGATTTCTACTTCCTCAGTGGCGCCACCTCTTGAGTTCTTCATGGCACTAAGAGCGACGTTCTTAGTTATCGTCACATCTCCTGCAACGACACTTGCACCAGATATGATAAGCATTCGTAACGACAAGTACCTACCGTCACGCAAAGTATCAACCTCTACTGTAACGTCGAAGGTATTGCCAGTATTCGGGTTGTCAGCAGCAGTGTATTTCTTGACCCAGCACCCGTTGAAGTTTCTTCCTTGTAGTGTCCCCGCACTTCCTGTCCCAGCGATTGTTGGATAACCACCGACCTGATAACCGAGGTCTTCCCAACCTGTAGAGATACCAGTCCCGCTGCTATTGACATTCGTAATCGTATGCGTTGTGGGGTGTGTGCCACCACCAGTTAGAATGGCGTTACCACCAGAAACTAAAACTGGAAGAGATGGGAAGTCGCTGTTAGAGTCGTCTGCACTTTGGGTGTTGCTATCCCCGACTGTCCCGTTTCCCTCACTTGTGCATTGAATCAATACGAAGTCATCGACTGCTATTGTATCTGTAGTGAACACTCTAACGGTTTCTGCGGTTGAACCAGTAGAGGCTTGTGGCGTACCACCTGTTGGAAAGCGTACCTCGATAGCCATTAGGAGTATGTCAGGAGAACGGTTATGTCCCCTGGATTCTGACTGGCAGGGAGGAAGAAGGACATTCTGTCGGTGTTAGCCATGGTGGGAGATGTTGAGTAGGACAGCACTGAATATGAAGACGAGAGAACCATGTCGGAAGTGCCCAGGTAAGATGTGTGAACTGGGTTGGTAGTTTTGTATGGGTGGGCTGCTGGTAGCGATCCCGTCATGGAGTATTTATGTGCTAAGTATCCTTCAATGCTCTCTCTGTCTGTCTGACTTAGTGCGGTATCAAACAGCATCAGTTCGCTTATAGATCCGCTATATACCTTGGCCTGGAATGAAGCAGAACGCTCTCTTTCCGCACCCCCGATAGCGTTGAGGGTCCAACCTCCAGTGCTAGAGTTTACGGTTAGGTTTTGGTTGAGATACTTCGTTGTAGCACCCGCTGCCTCAATCACATACTCGGACGCCTTACTCACTGTGGCTGAAGAGTTACCTATAGTAAGCACACGAATCTGGTCTGTGGCTAAATCGTCATTATTGAAGTTATACTGGCCACCTGAGTCGTTCCGCACTCTGAGGTCTCCACCATGGTGGCCCCACCGGGTTTGCCATGAGGTATTAGTGTGGTCTGAAGTGCCCATGATCGGTCGATTGTTGCCACTAACGAAGTCCCCTAAGACTGCAACTGCTGTAAGGTCGGCATCATAAACCAACTTGGCTTCTCCGGCAGTCATTACCAATACGGAGTCAGACCCGTCAAACGCAACAGCCTCACTTGAGCCGGGGCCACTATCGGATTGCCATTCCGGTTCGACCGTAGCCTCGAACTTAGCAAAGGCTCCATCTCTGCCCTGACAGTTGGAATACCATGTGGGTACAGCATCGTCCTCAGACGCTCCAGCGGGGGCACCAAGGTCGTCTGCCTTTAGGTGCCACAGCAAGTCGCCTAGGGCTTCATTGTCTACAGTCCATCCGCTATGTGTGTCACCCGGAGAGGTTATTTGTGCATTGAAGGTGGCTGTACCGGACGCTATCTTTGCCTGCACACGGTCCAAGGTGAAAGAACCTAGCCTCCACTCGATGCCGCCAATACAGTACCCCCCTGTAAGGCCAGTCTGACCCCCAAAGGTAAGTTCAATGGTTGCCATCGGGCCTCCCTAAAAAGGCCTCTCACTAACTGGCAGTAATCTTCAACCCGAGTGTACCAGCAGCAACCTGTACGGTATCACCTGTGTTTACAACCGCTGCGTCGGCCCATTCGCCTACAAAGACACAAGATGGGTGGAGATGTGAATACCATAGTGGGTGACTGTGCCCCAGGTTCCGGTGGCGTTGGTGGTGAACTCTGCAACGGCATCTAGGTCACACGAGTTGGTGCCGGTGGCAATGGCCTCAGTGGATCCTACATTGCTGGTGAATGTCACCGTCTGGGCCACATAGTTGGAAGTTGCGCCACCAACGACCTGATTAATCTGGTCGCCGCCACTGACCGTCATAGCATCCAACAGGGCATCGGTTAGAGTGCCAGTTGAAGTGTACAAGACGAGTTTGACAGTTACCGTACCGTCCAGTTGTGCGTTCACAGTTCCTAAATCTTCGCTGCAAAACAATCTATTAAGGAGGACTTGCTCCCCCACATTCGTAAGTCCCATTAGTCTTCCCTAACTTTTAGTTCGCCAGTACCGAAGGCTATCTCCTCCTCCGGCGCTGTTGTTATGTTCGTGTCAAGTGCTTCCCAGTATAGCAGATTGCCAACTGTAGCAGCGTCGTAAATACCAATGCCCACAATGATCTCTTCCGTCCAGCCACCAAGGACTGTTTCGGTATTCCAAGACACAGTGCCTACATTGTCGATTAACTTCTTGTCACCCTCTGACTTCACCGCCGACCAGTACGGAGCAGTGGAGCCGTCAGTGTTTACCAGGGTCCTATCTAGACCTGGGCAATCCGTTGCAGCCTCACCGTCCCCAGTTGGGTTCGCAGTGAGAAGAGCAACCCATGTTGCAGTGACCCCCGTGACCGATGCACCACCGATCAGTGACAAGCACTTTTGCGACCAGTAGTGTGTCTTACCTGTCACGAGGGTCCCCTCAATCAAACTTAGGCTGCGGTAGTTCCCTTGTGACAGGGGATCGCAATCATCTTCTTGGGGTCCATGCGAACGGCACCAAGACTGAAGTCGTGGTAACACTGCAAGGAGTACCCGCGGTCTGGGATCTCGTCGAATCGAACCGTCATTTCGTCACCCATGCCGAAGATGTTCGCATCCTCTGTGTACATCCAAACGTAACGACCATTGGCGGCGGTTGTTAACGCACCCGTTGCATAAGCGTCGTCATTGGCTGACGCAGCCTCCTCTGCAATGGTAAGTGTGCCGCACCCTGAGAGAACAGTCTCTTTCGGAATCTGATTGCAGACACGGAACTCACAACCCAGGAACGGAACAGGTTGCCCGTACATGAGAGGCTGGAGTGCGTTGTAGTCTGAACTGGTGTACTGGGCTTCGTGCATCAAATCATTGACCTGATCCGGGTGGAGCACAACGTAAATGCGCTGTCCCTGCCAAGCACCGTTCGTCTGAAGAACATTGAGGCCAGTCAACAACTTCTTGATGTGAAGCCCTTGTGCCGCATCAGTACCAACTGTTCCAGCAGACGACGCAACGCCAGTACTGCCAATGGTCTGGACGTCACCCTCGACGATCTGCTGACAGCCAAACTCCTGTGTAAGGGAGAAGGTGGGGTCTACCGCAGTGTCGGCAGGGGAGGTACCAAAGCCGATACCCCCTAGTTCAGCGACAATCGCAGCACCAATAGTTCCGCCAATGTTGTCGCCAGAAGCAGAGGAAGCATCATTTGCTGTTCCAGTCCCTGCGCCACCAAGCAGGTCGGTAGAAGAGCCCTCTGCCAGTGCGTCAGCAATCGCAATCGTGCTACCGTAAGCGGCATCGCAGTCCTTGCGGAAACCATGCAACTGTACTGTGGCTGTGTCTGCGAGAGCCGTACCATTGATAGTCACGCCACCCCTGAAGGCATTGAGGATAACCTCGTCCTTCTTGCGGTTGAACGCCGCTGCCACGTTGGCAACATAAGCACCGTCAGGCTGGATCGCACGCATGAGAGCACGCTCGTCACGAGGATCAAAGAGTTCAGCGAACTCATGGAACTCAGGACGAAGTTCTCTACGCTCGTTGTCGGTTTCCTTGTACGGCTTGTCGCTACCGTTAGCACCGTACTGCTGACCACGGTCACGGGTCGTCAGGGTTACCGACTTGTAAGAGTCAAGCATCAGGGGGTCACCGCGAAGTACCTCAGGCATGCAGGTATCAGACAATGCAGAATGTAAGGTCTGCGCCTTCAGTCGAATCATGTCCGCATAAGCGGTCTTGAACAACTGTGTGTAGTTATTTGAGGCACTGTTGGCGGCGCCACCTGCTGTGGTACCGGGCCAAGAAGCGCCAAAACCTGGATATGCCATTAGACATTTCCTCCAAACAAAGTATTAAGTTTGCTACGGAAGGTTGTCCAACACATGGGCCCGCCTTGGTAACTACGCTTACCCTTCTCGCCAGTCTTTCCCGGTGCCAGCCCCGCCCGAAGGTTATGGAGCATTGCTAGATTACTCCATGCCCTTATCCTTGTCAAGTACCTCTTTGGGTTTCCCTACACTAATGTTACCTGTTACCTTCAACTTGCCCAGAGGGAACGAGAACGGCTTGGTCTCCTTCTCCTGCTTATCCTTGTCGGAGTCTTTACTCAAGCCCCACCCCCTTGAACGGATTCGGCTTGAGGCGTGCGTCAGACACCCCCTCATAGCCACGGTTGACCAAGTCGGTGATCTTCTCGTAGTACTCGACCTTTATCTTCTCGTGCTCGGGGTCCCTTATGTCAGAGAACGCTTTCATCTTCATTATTTCCCGAACCCGAATGGCAATAGCCATATCATCGGTCTCTCCAGCCATGCTGTCTCCTTGACCTTGTGTTGGTGCACTGCCGTCCATGAGCAGTTGCCCGATTGTTGTAAATAACTCATGAGATCCCTCGTCGCGTAGGTCAACACCAGACAGGGCTTCTTCTAGAATCTTACTATGTTCGGAAAGGGCTTCGACAGCACCTGCTGCGACTCCATGCGCCATGTCATAGTTATCGCCCCACTTCCCCTTCAGGCGATCCTCTGAGGCCTTCAGTGACGCTTCCGCTGCGTCTGCCGCCTCACCCTGCGCCTTGGCAAAGTGGTCAAACTGTCGCTGCGTTAGGTTGGCAGAGTGCGCCATGGGCTTGAAGCCCGCCAGCATCTCCTCCATACCCTCACCCACTGTGTAACCCTCAGGAGATTCCGGCATTCCCATCTTCTGGTAAAACGACGATACCTCCTCGGCTGACGAGTCGGCATTCGGAATACGAACAGAGTTACCCATGCGACTCTGCAACTCCTGGTAACTCTTAGCAAGAGAGTCCACGTCATCAAACTTGCCCAGGATCTTATCTTCGACCACCGGGGTTTCGCTATCCTCCACTACTCTTCTCTTTTCTAGCGTTCTCTATCATGGCGTATATCTTCCAGTACGCCGAACGCAATCCGTGCCTCTTAGACATGGCCAAAGGATCAATATGCACCCTCAGTAGAGACCCCTCGGCCTCATGGCTCTTGTTTACCAACTCTTCAGGCTCAAGTGTATCCTTAGCACCGAACATAGATTCTAGGTGCTTAAGTACCCTCTGACCCGCTGGATTATCAAACACAGCAAGATATGCGTCATTTAGCGGCATTCTTCTCTTTCCATCCCCAGCCTAGATTTGGTATATACTTGTCATACCACGGGGGCGGGGTCCAAGAAGCGCCTGAAGTGGTAGTGTGCAGACTGCGGGTCTGTGTCCCTCTCCTATGCATCTCACCAATAGCCGTGTTATTGGAAACGTGTTCTCGCATTAACTGGTACCTAGCGAAAAGAACAGGAGCAGACGTCCCGAGATTCAAACTACCGCTCTTGCTAGCCCAAGAGTATAGGGAGTCCAGTTTTCCTAGAGCCTTCCTGGTTCTACTATAACCGTCAGTTGGCTTACCCATAATGTTGGCGAACATCATTCCTACACTGCCTACACCTCTCGCCCTATTATGGAACTCACTGACGTTCCGCAGAAACTCTCCGCCTTTGGTTCCTGGACGCAACATTGCGAACGGCTTTGGAGCAGTAAGAAACGGGGTTGCCCACTCGCTTACCATTTGGGTTACTCGACGTCGTTTGTCTATTGGCCCCAATGTGGAAGGACGCATGGCATGCTTGAATACGTCATGACCCGCCTTCCCCATTTTTTCTTGAAGTTTCCCAAGTTTACCTAGCGTTCTTCCAACAGCACTAATAACCTTGTGCTTTATGGGGTTGTCTAGTTTGCTCTTTGCCGCCGCTGCGTCCCCAATCCAATCAGCATGTCGCAGCATTTTCCACTTCTTTGCAGCAACAAACGCCACTTTCGTTGCCTTATGGGCAGCAGCCAATGGGATAGGTATTAAATAACTTGCTGTCTCCAAGCCAGAACTCGCTCCTCTGGCCTGTGCCTTACTGGTACCCTTGTTGAACTCTACCAGATCATTCCCCTTGAAACCGGATCTGGCGGCTATTAAGTGATCGAACTTATCCACCTGGGGGCCCCTTCTGTGGTGAATCCTGTTGCATTTGCTGCAACCTATCTTGAGCCGAACGCTCCGCACGCGCCTGCCTTATTTCGTCTATTTCCTGTTGACTCCTAAAGATTTCCGCCGGAACGTCCGACATCCTACTATCGAAGGAACGTAAGCGGTCAGGGTCAATGTCCTCTATATAAGCAGGATCCTGTGTCGCTTGGTACAATGCAAGCCTGCGCTCCAAGAACGACATAACCCGTGCAGCAGATTCCTGCTTCTGTGCAGAGAAGAACGGGGAAGCAAACCTCACCACCGCTTGAACCTCGCCACCTACCGCATCAGCCATAGCCTCTGCTTCTGGTAGTTTACCATTCCTCGCCATGATACCAATCACCGACTGGATTGCCGGACCAAGGAACTCGTCATTAATGATGTCGGCTGCGGACGCAAGTCTCTGGAGGCTCCTGGCCTGCCGCTGCCTGGACTCCTCGGCAGAACGGGGCTGACTGGTAGGTTCAGCAAGAACGTCGGAGAGGAACGCCTGTCGGATCTGGTCCCGGTCGTCCCTGGCGATCTTGTCAGCAGCAGCGTAGTCGGCGCCACTACGGAGGTAGTTTGGGGATATCTTTACAGGTGGTCGTGTCACCAGCATACCCCCTGCTGTCATGTCCATGTCAACCATACTATCGTCTTCAACCATTAGTGGCGGGTTGAGATCTTTACCTGCGGCGATAAGTATTTGTCTCCTTAGTTCACTTAGCCCTCTAGCGTCGGCCCTGGCTAAGTGTCCACGCCCACGTCCGTACTCCTCGCCGTCAACACGGTGAAGCCTGCTAACAACGAATGGTGGAATGTCGTAGCCGTCCTCTTTAAGTATACGACCGCCTCCCGACTCACTAACATAGAGACTACGGTATTTCTTGGTTGTTTTTGCTGGGAGGCCACCGAACACCCGGTTCTCGTTCTCGAATACAAACTGATAGTAATCTACCAGTTCCATTTGCTTACCTTGGGAAAGGTTCTGTAATGCGTCTTTGCCTGGGTCCTTAAAGAATCGCGCTGCGTCAATAGAGGGCATCTGGTACCTGCGGGCAACCATAATGATACGCCCACCCTTACCCTGAGACCACCACATTTGACCTATAGGAACAGACTCAAAGGTGATCCCATTGTTTGAGTTAGGACTTAACGTGTCTTCCTCTATCATTAGAGTAGCGTTGCCTAGCACAATCAGATCCCGCAACACCGACGTAGACTCGCTATAGAAGTTGCTATCGGCCAGTTGGGCTAGAACCCTCTGTGCTGTAATGTCCAGAGTCTTCTTCGCAACGTCGTCGTGTGTGAAGTCGTACGGGGGGACAAGCCTCAACCAGTCCTGGGACGGTGGAAGCAATGAACCCTTCATGAAGTTAACTAACTGGTCTGCGGCAATCATGGCTGTAGAGTCAAATACAGGGTGGACCCTCTGCGAGCCCTTAGCCTTCTTGGTTGTGATGTCACCCCTGAAGGGCATCATGTAGTTTGAAATGTCCTGCCATGCCCCCTCATGGGCAGAGCGACTGGACTTCATCGTACTTAACCTGGCTAATAGTTCTTGTACTTCTGTCAATCTAACCTCCAAAGAAGTCCTGCTCGGGGAGCCTGAAGGACCTCATCTGCGCCCTTGCATTCCCTGGCTTCGCTAGGTGTAGCATCATAATAGCCTTATGCAAGGAGTCAATGCAGTGATCTTCCTGCCGTGGAACTATTTTTCCACTTTTATGCCTATATCTCCGCATCTCTGTCAGGATCTCCTTAGTTCCCCGTAACATGAATAAAAGGTTGCCCTGGTTCATCATATCCAAGGTCCGCTCTATGACGCTCATTAGAGCACGAGTCTTCGATCCAGTCATAGGGTCTATCATGTGCGCGGCCTCCGGCAGAACATTGACACCCATTTTCCTGAGTTGGGATACAACGGTTCCAGACGAGGTCTCCCTCATTGCGTCATGGGGCCAAGCCACGGGGATCTCACGACCACCCATACCGATCAACCGACTGCCAAAGTCAGCGACAGACATCCTCTCCGACTTGAAGTCCTGAACAACGTAAGTAATGCCAGAGTTTGGGTCGCTTGATAACTTTACCGCAGCCCACTTGCCCGTAGTGTGCGCAAGGTCTATGCCTATGATCTGCTTGTGGTACTTGGCCACCTGGAAGTCCGCAGTAGTGATCACCTCGTGTGGAACATTGTAGATCAACCCCTGACTGGCGACCGGCCTTCCGTACAGACGCGCCTCTGCGAATGGGTTGTTCTCATACTTCTTCAACAAGTGGTTACGCTGTTCAACAGCCATGTGAGTAGCCTTGGTTATGTCGTAGTTGAGCAGTCTCTTGATCTCACCGTTCGACCCCTCGAACATTAGGTACAGTTCAGTCTCACCCCTCAGTGGAGTCATTGCGATGTCTACATATCCGCCAGTCGCATTTGTACGTGCGGACAGTTCCTCGTAGACCAGCATTTCAGGTTCCTCGTCAATCGCTACCAAGTCTAGCGAGTAACCCTGGAGCCTGCGCCACCCCGTAGAGTACGAGAATACATAGGCCTTGCTGTACCCGTCGAACTCGCCGTTCGCGTCGAAGTGCTTGACCCTGAAGTAGTCGATCTGATTGGCCACCCCGCCCGTCATTCGGGTTATATCCTTTTCTGGATCAAAGGAGCCCTTTGGGAAGTAGCCAGCACCCCGGTCTTCTGGTGGGCCAATGAGTCGGTTGACTAACAAGTCACGTGTTGATTGTGCCGTCTCTCCACCTAGTCCAGCAGAGATAGGCTTCTCAAACCTGACCCCCGTATACCAACTAGGGTAGAGCCCTGTCATGTGATACGTGAACTTCATCATTAGAGCAGTGGACTTGCCCGCCTGATTAGCACCAGTGAGCATCGTTTCCTTGCTGTCCGCGTTTATGAAGTCACGCTGGCGCTCGTTCGCAGAGATAGAACCAAGTAGATCCTTCTCCCTTCGATTAAGCAGTTCCTGCTCTATCTCAATGAGACGAAGTAGTTCTTCATTCTCCATCCAGGCTCAGCCTACCCCTCTGTAGCAACCTTAACATTTCCACCAGTTCCTTGTCTGACTTCTGGTTAAGCCGTACCTCGTCCTTGTCGGTCTGATCCTGCTTTGGCAAAACCTGCGGTATTATAGACCTGCCGAAAAACATTAGTATTTTGTCGCCCTCAGTAGTTCCGGGCTCCGCAAGAGAAGCCATGTGTACCAGTTTATTGAACAGCCCAACTTCGACCAGCATGTTCAAGAACTCCGTCTTAACCTCATAGCCGTCCCGCCACACTGTGCTCGGACAGGGTAGCGTATCTAAAGAACCATTGGACCTCGATAACTGCCATATCTCACGGAAGTCGTCGTCCGTCTGAGAGGCTGAGAACGCATACTCATAAGGGATACCTACCAGTTCACATGCCGACTTGAAGGAGTGGCCAGACTCAACGGCCTCCTTCAACTTGTTCTTTACTCCAAGTCGGAGCATCATGTCATCATAATCGGACTGCCTCTTTGGATCCACCTTTGGCGGGTCTGGATTTGACACATTAACTCTTCCGTTGGGGACTAACATGGCATTCAAGTGTGACCGCTGCCTAGAAGCATACGACCACATACCTACTGTGATCAAGGCCGTGTCGGAGAACCATTTCATTTGCCCCGTCTGCGCCTACGACCTAAGGCTACTGCTCGAAGCGTTCGTGGACAAGAGCCCACACAACGGGGCGAGAAGATTAGTCGGCTCCAAGTTGGTATTCAGAACCGACTTATGAAAACTCGATAAAAATGTTTGACACGGATACCCGGTCCATGGTACGGTCTCCCGCCGTTTAGTACCCCTAGTTAGGAGGACTGCAATGCAGTTCAACAATCTCACCATCTCAGGCAACCTCGTTGGTGCCCCTGAGATGGACATCACCAAGAACGGAACAGACGTAGCACAGTTCCGTATCGCCAACAACCTCGGTTCGCAGGAGAAGAGGCACACCAACTTCCTCGACGTGACTGTCTACGGGAAGGGCGCCGAAAACTGCGAGAAGTATCTGGCAAAAGGCGACTCCGTGCTTATCACTGGGACCCTCCGCATTGACGAGTACAAGACTCGTGACGGTGAACCACGGAAGGCTATCATTGTCGAGTGCAACAACGTTCAGTTCGTCAAGTGCAAGGCGTGGGCTGAGTCTGAGGAGTACGTGGCCACTCCCAAGCAATCCAGGGCCCCGGTAACTGAGGAGACACCCTTCTAGTACCGCCGGATGAGGACGGTGGCTGCGCCGTGGATGCGTAGCCACCAAACTCTAGAGAATCACCATGAAGATAGAAGACCACATATTCAAGCAGATGTGCGACAGAAAAGATAACTACCCAGTCCACCCAGAAATGATCAGGCTCTACCTACCCTGCATAGAGGACTTCCGAAAAGTAGTCCCACCCATAATGTCGTCAGAAGACCTCGATTGGATCTACCTCCGCCACTGCAACCACGGTAGGGACTCCTCGCCAGCGTGGCGTAGTAGACTAATGTACTACATAAACCACTTCGTTAAACTCAGGACGGACCCTGACTTCATATCCTCCGAGGCTGCGGTATGCCACCTAACGAACAACCAAAACTATCAGAAGAATCGGTGGAAAGTCATTCGCAAAATGGAGGAGGCTGCGGGAGCAGACGGAGACGAGATCGACTTCGTTGAATGGTATACCAACAAAGGAAACAGGGACTACAGGTCGAAGAAGTATATCCCAGTCTCGCATGACGGTAGACCTGTGATAAGTAGGGACCACAATGGTTGGTATCCCACACACCATATAAACGGGCGAAGATTGCCTTGTAAGCGACTAGCACTACTATACGCAAAAGCAAAAGCCAGGGAGAGATTTATGGATATGCTAGAAAGGGTATTATGAACAAGAACGGGTACCATGCTATTGAGGGCAGAGGCGTGCTATACGAAGTGATCACACGTGTCCATATTGACAAAGACACGGTCACAATACAACTTTTTAGGGCCCACACTGTCGAGCCCTTTGGCGAGTTGCAAGTACCCAAAGAACACATACGGGGACTTGTAGCGCAACTTCTTCCACACGAAAGGTGCGCAGGAGATGCATAGCGATCTACTAGATGCCCTCTTCACTGAAGGCGAGATAATAAACGTACGGGGTTTTGGAGCCCCGAACCCCACCGGGAACTTCAGCACCATGCTGCCTTACGGTGACGACGACCAACTACGAACACAAGTCGAACGGGCTCAATCGCAGTTATCCAACTCTGGGTTCGGCGTTGCCGTACGTAGATCCGCAGAAGGCAATGGGGGACAGGGAAACCTACTACACTCCAGAGCACTGTGGGTTGACGTAGACGACCCCGAAATAACACTCGAAACCCTCGACGAACGTGCAATGCTGGCGGGGTATCCCGCCCCGACCATTGTCGTCTCTACAGGTGGTGGCGCACACTGCTATTGGTGCCTGGACGCACCCGCACCGCTACATACGCTAGACGAGCGTGGGGACTTCAAGAAGAGGCTACAGATTCTGTCCAAGGCTATGTCGGGGGATCCGAAGTGTGCTGAGCCTGCCAGGATCATGCGTATCCCTGGTACGGTCAACATGAAGAGACCCGGACGATACGAGACGCACATGGTGTGTTCCAGGAGTACCACTTACCCTATCCACCGCTTCCCTGACAAGGACTTGATTATCAGGAGCGGTGAACGGAACAACGCTATCTTCCAGGAGGCGGTGCGTCAGAGAAACCTTTCGGTACCCAGGGACGCTGCCTATGATGTTATCTGGGCAATGAATGAGGTATGCTGCCGACCCCCACTTAGCCCAGAGGAGGTTGGTACAACTGTATCCTCTGCCTATAACCGGGAGACGGGCGCTGGGGCACCGGGCGTGCGTTTTCCAGAGGCGATTGAGCGAGAGATAGCGATCTCCTTTATCCGTGAACGTGGAGATAACCTCAAGTACGAGGAGGGTTTAGGGTGGCTCCTCTATAACGGAAAGCACTGGGGGCGCGACGAAAACGAGGCATTGAACATGGTGGGTGCGTACATCAACTTGCTGCGCATCAGAGCAGGCGAAGCCGGAGGTGCCCAGGAAAGGCTCAGTAGCCTATGCTCCCGAAGCCTGACATACAGAAAGATCAAGGATATCCTAGCACTCTCCTCAACCGTGAGGGAATGCCGTATCAACGCAGAGGACTTCGACAACGACCCCATGAAGGTAAACTTCCAGAACTGCACCCTGACCTTTAGCGAGGACGGGGAGTTCTCTCAAGGCGAGCACAACCGTGACGACCACTTAACTAACATACTACCAAGTAACTACACGCAAGGTTGTAGCAAGCCAGAGGGGTTCCTGAAGTTCCTCAACGAGATCTTCAACGAGGACGCAGACGTCATACGATACCTACAGAAGAGGTTGGGGTCATGCCTCCTGGGTAACGTAGGCGACTCCAAGGCACTGATCATGTTCGGAGACGGAGCGAATGGGAAGTCGGTGCTTGCTGGTATCCTACAGGGGTGCCTGGGCGAGTACTGCTTCCCTGTTCCGGCTTCGACGCTCACAGGGGGCGAGGGTGGCGAGACAAAGGTAGCCAGCCTCCAGGGGAAGCGTGTGGGGCTGGTTCACGAGTTCGGCAGCAACACCCAGTTGAACGACGAGCGGTTCAAGATGCTCACCGGGGGCGAGGCTCTGATAAGTGGTAGGCATCTTTATGGCAGACACTTCTCTTTCCGTCCGGTGACCAGTTTCCTTATCATGTCGAACTACCTACCCACGGTCAACGACATGTCGCACGGCCTATGGAGGCGTATGGCCCTGATCCACTTCCCTGTCATTATCCCAGAGCACGAGCAGGAGAGAGGTCTCATGCGGCGGCTAGTGGACAGTGAGCGCGACCAGATCATGTCGTGGCTAATCGAGGGGACTCGGGGGTTCCTTCAAGAGGGGCTCGAAGAACCGGAAGCCTGCCGTGCCGCATTGGAAGACTACAAGGACAGCGAGGACGTGATCTCCGTGTTCCTCCACGAGAAGTACGAGCCCTTTACTGCTGGGCGTGTACGTATCAGTAAGGTCTACGAAGCGTTCACGGAATGGTGCAGGCGGAGGGGTCAGAAGCCCGGCCTGAACATTAACAACTTTGGACGGCTAAGTCACGGACGTATGATTGGTGAGGGTGAGAATCGGTGCAGGATAGACAAGGGGAAGAAGGGTGGTGACGTGTACCTCTTCGGGATCACCGAAAAGCAGGAGGAGCGTATCAGTTGGATGGATTAATCGTCTCCGGTAGACCGGGTCTCATGCGTAAGCGGTCGGGTCTCATGGCCCTGTTCAGTTTGGTTATTTCCTTCACAGCCCCAGACGGAATCGAGGTGACTGACCCCACGGTGTCGTCCTTTGGTGAATAGCAGGAGGTGATCACCAGCATGTCCTTGGTGTGGGTTAAGACCCATCCAATGGATATGAATAGGTGAGGTGTGACCTTGCGTGCCGCCTCCAGCGGTGTCCAGGAATCGTCTCCAACAATGTCCACCCACTTGACAAAGACCAATGTGTTTTGTTTAATCATGGCGTACTCTCCGTAGGGAGTGTCTCAGTCGGGCTTCTGAGGCACTCCCATTTTCTTAAAGAAGGAGTATCCTTGCCAAACGTAGATCTAATAAAACACATGGAGGACCCCTTGATAACAATCCCCAAGGACCCCCCACCCTGCATTATCGTCGTTGACACCCGTGAGCAGAAGCCGTACAAGTTCAAGACCCCCACAATAAAGCACGCACTGGCTACTGGGGATTATAGCGTAAGAAACTTTGAGGACGACATGACGGTGGAGAGAAAGTCCCTGGACGACCTGATCAAGTGTGTGGGGTCGCAGCGGGATCGGTTCATGGATCAAATGCGCCGCCTCCAGTACTTCAAGCACCGTATGTTAATGATCGACTGTTCGTGGGACCAGATCGACATGGGGGGGGTGGCGAGCAGGGAAGATCACCCCTAACCACGTCAAGGGGACGCTGTGCTCGATCATGAGCATGGGGATCCCCGTAACTGTGGCTGGCGACCGCAAGAGAGCCACGGATCTCACAGCCCGTTTCCTGACGGGTTGCTATCGACGTGAGTGGCTATGGCTACGCAAAAGACTTATGGATAGAGTAAACTAAGATGCATAGGCATGGTGAACTAAGAGTGCGTCATAATGAGGCAGGACGAACCATGACGTTCTCACCGAAACTTTCTTCTTACCGTACAGAGCAGAGAGAGAGAAGGGTATAGTTGTATACTACTTCTTGGGTGAAAGTGTCATACTTCGTCATGGCTGGTTCTTAAGTAGTTGTAGGTACTAGACTTACGACCAGGAC